ATAACAGCCTTTCCCAACCACCCCTGACCTGCTGTGCCGCTTTCACCCAGTAATATCCATGCTTCTGTGCCTATGGTTATTGGCATTGTACTCTTAAACCCCTCGAATGTGCCAGACCACCGACTCGCTCCGACCGTGAAGTTTCCCACGCCTGAGTCGTCAAAGGCCGTGCCGTCATGCATATCGTAGACATAATCTAGTGTCCATGACTTAATACCGTCAATCTCGACCAGGGCGTTGACATCATCGACATCAAATGTGCCATCACCAAGATCGGCAGCCGAATATAAGCCAATAGAAACAAGAGAGGATAAAGCACTAGCATCGGCAAACAAACCAAAGCACATCTGCCATGTATCAGCAGTTAGGGCGGGGAAGTTCAAGGTTTCCAATGCACTGGCACACTCTGCTGTATCATCTAGCAGCATTTGCAACTGACCCGCCGTTGGGGAAAGGCTTGACCTTGCCCACCAAACAAGTGCATCATAACCAGAAAGGTCTTTGGATATAACCTCGGAGGCCAATAAGGCTATGCCGACAGATGTGGTAGTTGAGCGGTGTGCATTAGTGCCCACCTTTCCAGTTGTCGTAGATTGTGCCACGCCCGATTCAGTGTGTTCATTCCATGCATCTTCGCAATCTTCTACAACAGTTGGAGAAGTATAAACACCACCGTTAATTCCTGATGTTCTTGCCATTATTCACTCCTTTATGCTGTCGGTATAGTTAGCACACCCGTGCCCTGAAAGTCATACGAATAAGAAACCAGACCATCAACGCCAGTGTTAGCATGAACCCCATTAACAATCGCTGTTCCTGTCCACTTCTGAGTTGCTGTCTGCGTTTCTTTCAAGGCAATAGATAGTGAGGTGCCAATAGTTAATGGAGCCGCATCCTTAAACCCCTCGAATGTGCCAGACCACCGACTCGCTCCGACCGTGAAGTTTCCCACGCCTGAGTCGTCAAAGGCCGTGCCGTCATGCATATCGTAGACATAATCTAATGTCCACGATTTGACTCCTGTCACCTCAGATGCCGCATCCACCTGCCCTGCCGTTCCTGCTGTTCGTGCCATGTTACTTCCTCCTGTTTGTTATGCCCAGACCCTTATTTCAAATTCAGTTGATACATATACCTGCCTACCCCATGTGGTAGAACCCATGCCAGTATTGCTTACAACCTGACTGTCATCGGCAGTAGAATCCAATGTGTTATCGCCGTTTATGGCAGCCCTCACAGAGCTTGAGCCTGTATTCTCTGTGAAATCTATTATCCTGTTAAGTGCAGTTGGTAAGTTCTGCTTTGTAATCAATATGATAACCCTAAATGTAATGTCATAACTGTCGCTAAAATCAGCATCATATTTAGTTTCTCCTTGTAATATCAAAGCACACGGAAAGGCGTTGGGGCTATCGGGCAATTCATTGGGGGCATAAACCCGCTTCAATGCCGATATGGTCTTCAATCTTGTCTGTATCCCTATGCCTATTGTCTCAGTCGACATTTAAGCCTCCTCAAACTTCCGCTCTATGTTCACCCCTATCTTCTTCATATAATCGCCCAGTTTCTCATTTAGTCGCCTTAGAGCATAGGTGAACATGCCCTCGCCGAGCACCTTCCTGCCCGATTCCATATGTCTAGCCTCGATAAAGCTTCCTGCTCTGCTAAAGTGCCCATATTCTACAAAGGGCGCATATTCAACATCTGTATATACCCGACTGAACTCATTTGTTGTTTCCGATACTATGCTTGACCTTAGTCTGCCAAACCTGACAACCGTTGCCATCTTGGTAAGTCTAAGCAATTCAAGCGTTATCTTTTTAACGCCATCATTTAACGGCCCAGTAATAGTCTTGGGCTGTAGCTTTTTAGATAGAGCCTCCGCTCCGACAAGTTTAATTGATAGCACTATATGTTCCTTTTCCTGAATTGATTTATTATTAGTTTTATATCGGGGTCTAATTCTTTATACATCACCAATTCCCCCGTAATGGAACCCCCGATAACATCAGCGAAGGCACTTTCCCTCCTTTTGAACCAACGGCAAACCTGGATTATAGATGCCCTTTTAATCGGCTTTGCCAGAGATAAGGAATAGCCCCAAGTGGCTATTATCTTTACACCCTTTCTAATACCGCTGGCAAACCCCCCGTAACCGCCCTCTGGATTTATCTCTATCCTTGTCTTCGGCGTTTTGTTGAGGGGGTATAAATGGTAATCAGTGGTAGCCATTGTTACCTCATAAGTGCCATCCCCATCCTCATCAAGGAATATCCCATCGTTATCCCCCGTAATGCTTACAAGGTCGTCAATAAATAGGGGCGAAGCCGACCCGTCATAATACTTGGTTGTGTCTGGTTGGGCATCAAAGCTGCGGTTACAAAACATATCAATGAGTTCCTTCGCCTGCTCTATCATGCCTTGAATCATATCGTCATGGCTGTCATCGGTTTCGGCAAGGCCCAGTTCGCCCCTGACTTCATCCAATGTGCAATAATCCATTATCCGCTCTCAATCACTGTTATTTTGAAGGCTTGAGTGCTTTCTATAATCCCCGCCTTTGTAAGCTCTAATTCAGCACTATACCGCCCCACAGTATCAAAGTCGCCTGCCGCAATGGGATAATAACAAGTCCCATCAGCAGCAATGCTTATCGTGCAGCTACCTGTTGTTATAATTGTTCCAGG